TGAATAACAGCATGACTTACCAAAACATTATTGATGGCCGTAAAGAATTTGTAGCCTATTCACTACAGCCTTATATCTGTGCTATTGAAGACAGATTAAGCATGAACGATATAACAGCTGCTGGGCATATTGTGCGCTTTAATATCAGCGAGACTTTTTTACGATCAGATGATAAGGCAAGATTAGAGACAATAGAAAAGATGTTAACGCTAGGACTTATAGACCTAGATCAAGCAAAGGAAATGGAAGACCTAACACCTAACGGAAATGAGAGTGGCGATGTTACTTACGTTCAATAGCCAAATAGAGAGCGCAGACGGCGAGCGTAGAATTATCGCTGGCAAAATTGTGCCGTTTGAAGTACCTGGTAACACCAGTGTCGGTAAAGTTGTATTTGCTAAAGGTTCAATAGATGTAGGTGACCCAGGCAGAATTAAGATGCTTATGCAGCATCAAAATGACAGGCCTATTGGTCGTATGCAAAAGTTTAATGAAGAAGAAGATGGTATCTACGCTAGCTTTAAGATCAGCGCAAGCATGCAAGGATCAGATGCGTTAATGCTTGCAAGTGAGCAGTTAATAGATGGCCTATCTGTAGGCGTGGATGTAATTAAATCATCACAGAAAAAAGATTATATCTATGTAACTAAAGCAACTCTTAAAGAGGTAAGCCTTGTAGAGTCACCTGCATTTACAGAAGCACAAGTAACTAAAGTTGCCGCTAGCGAAGGCGAAGCGGATGCAACAATCCAACCAACTACGGAAAGTGAGGCACAAGTGGACAACACCACCGAGCCAACAGCAGTACCAGTGGTAGAGGTTGCTCCAGTAGAGGCTGCACGCCCAACAATCAGTGCATCATTCTATACAGAGCCTCGCTCACCAATCAGAACACAAGCTCACATGCTAGAACACAGCATTAAAGCAAAATTAGGTAACCACGAATCAGCACAGTGGGTAATGAAAGCAGAAGCAGATGTAGCAAGATACTTAACTGCTGCAGATGACAGCTTTACCACTAACCCAGCATTTAATCCAACACAGTTCGTACCTACAGTAGTAGATACTTTAATTGGATCACGCCCAGCTGTAGATGCAATCGGTACACGTGCATTACCAGCAGCAGGTATGACAATCTCAGTACCTAAGATCACTACATCAGGTACAGTTGCAGAGACTGCAGAAGCAGGCGCACCATCAGAAACAGGTATTGTCTCAAGCTATGTAAATCTCACAGTCAAAAAATACAGTGGCCTTCAACGCTACAGCCTAGAAGTTTTAGAGCGCAGCTCACCAGACTTTTTTGCAGCCATGTTAGACAACATGACACGTGCCTATAACAAAGCAACAGATGCAGCAGTAATTGCAGCATTAACAGCAGGTGGCGCACAAGCTAACCCACAAGCAGCAACATCTAACGGCCTTATTGCCTACGTAGCAGAGCAAGCACCAGCTGCATACCTTGCAACAGGTGAGTTAGCAACTGCTTACATCGCTGGCACTGGTCAGTGGAATTTGTTAATTGGTGCTAAGGACACAACTGATCGCCCAATTTACACAGCATCACAACCAATGAACGCAGCAGGACAAGCATCACCACGTTCACTACGCGGTAACGTACTTGGTTTAGATCTATACGTAGATCCAAACGCAGTATCTACTGTAATTGATGAATCAGCATTTATTGTTGTACCTTCAGCAGTATCAATTTACGAGTCACCAATTCTACGTCTGTCAACAAACATCCCAACATCAGGCGAGATCGAGACATCACTATATGGCTACATGGCTGTTGGTGTGTTAGTACAAGGTGGCGTTCGCCGCTTCAACCTAACCTAATAAGTTAGTTAATTTAATAATCCCTAGGGTTTAGTAGCCCTAGCCCTAGGGAGCTTTTTAGAGAGGACATGACTTGGCCGCTGCAATGGTAACTATGCAAGAATTACGCACAAATCTTGGAATAGGCACTTTATATACCGATGCAACCGTAGAAGAGTGCTGCCAATCGGCAGAAGATTTGATACAAAGTTATTTATGGCATAACGATGCCCCAGTAGTCGGATCATCTATTAGCAATAACGTAGCAACTTTAGTATTAGCAAATCCAGGCATTTTTGTAACTGGTCAGCAATTAGTGATTAGTAATTGTGGCAGCACATACAATGGCACATATACATTAACAGGATCATTCCCAGGCACTACAGTGCCAGCATCTATCGGCACAGCATTCTGGAGTACATACGCATTTAGTTCATACCCTAACGGCTACAGCATTATTCAATACGCAAAAGTTTCTGCAGACGATCCATTTCATTTTATTAAACCATACGGCCGAGCCCTCGGACCAGAGCATAAAGCACAGGCTTACACTGCGACCCCTGCCATAAGAGAGGCTGCGATGATCGTAGCTGTCGATATCTGGCAAAGCCGTCAGGTCAGCGCCACTGGTGGGGTAGGTATGGATGGGATCACTGCAAGCCCATATCGGATGGGTTATCAGCTGATTAACAGAGTGCGTGGTCTCATCCAGCCGTATTCTAGTCCTAACTCACTGGTCGGCTAATGGCTGCAATAAGCACCTTACGTGGCACTTTAGCAACCGCTCTCACAAATAATGGAGTCTGGTCAACTTTCTCATTCCCGCCCGCAACTTTGCTTGCAAATAGTGTCGTGGTCACCCCATCAGATCCATACATCGTACCTAGCAATAATAGCCAGACAAGTATTGCGCCTTTGGCTAACTTTAAAATTTTAGTGACAACACCTGCATTCGATAATCAAGGTAACCTAAAAGGCATAGAAGATTTTCTTGTAGCAGTAGTAAACAAACTAGCGGCATCTACCCTGGTTTATAACATATCAAGTGTCTCCGCTCCAGCTATAACTAACGCAGCTAGTGGAGATTTATTAACGTCAGAAATCACTGTATCAATCCTAACGAGCTGGAGTTAAAATGAGTGAAGCAAATGATTTAGCCTTCTTAATTAAGACAGGCCAAATAAAAGAAGCACCAAAAGAAAAAGCACAACCTAAGAAAGAAGAGGAATAACAATGGCCATATATCTAAATAACAAAGTAGGCGTTAAATTGGCTACTGCCGCTGCGCCTACTACACCATCTGTCGATATTAGCGATCTTGTTACAAGCGCTGTTATCAATCAAATCGTAGACGAGCTAGAAATTACAACCATGTCAGATTCCGCACATCGCTTCGTGCAGGGCCTGTCATCTGGTTCATTTACCATCGACTTTCTCAACGACTGGGATTCTGCCGATGTAATGCAAACCTTAAATGCTGCATTTGGTCAGACTTTATCTGTATCAGTAATTACAGTTAAGGGAACTACAGTTTCAGCTGCTAACCCTACTTATCAATTTTCAATCTTGGTCAACAACCTTACCCCACTGGGTACTGGTGGCGTTTCAGAAATTGCAAGTAGCAGCGTTACCTTTACGCTAAACTCCGCAGTAACAGTATCACCTTCGGTACCATTTTAACTAAGGAGTAATAATGGCAAAGCTAAAGATTACTAGGGCTACTGGTGAAGTCACAGAGCACAAGATAACACCAGGTGTCGAATACGCTTTCGAGTTGAAGTATGGCGCAGGAATTTCTAAGATGTTGCGTGAGCATGAACAGCAAACCCACATATTTTACCTTGCTTGGGAGTGCTTACGCAGATCTGGCGCACAAGTACCTTTATTTAATGCAGAGTTTATAGACAGCCTAGAAACTGTCGAGGTATTAGACGAAGAAAAAAAATAGTAGAGCGGGGTTCTGTTTTCTATAGTATTGCTCAACTTGCTATCGAAACTGGAATACCGCCTAGCGAGTTTATCAATATGGACTCAGAAATGTATCGGGCAATAGTACAAGTATTATCCGATAGAGCTAAGGAGATCAAAAATGCCAACAGAGGTCGTAGGCGTTAAAGAGGTCATGAAAGGCCTTAGCTTTATTGATGAGGATATGTATAACAGAATTAAAAAAGTATTAGATCCACAAATGCGCCAGGTAGAAGCTACTGCTAAAGGGTATGTGCCCAGTAATGCAGAAGTACTATCTGGCTGGTCTAAGCCAGTATCTTCACAGATAGATTACAGACCATTCCCAAAATACAATGCTGATAGCGTGCGTGGTGGCATAGGTTACAAAGAAGGCCAAAATAGAAGATTCAAAAATGGTTTTCAAGTAGAAAATTATGTCTACAACATTAACGCAGCTGGTCGTATTTATGAAACCGCAGGCCGATTAAACCCACAAGGTAGAGCGCCATTTACATCTATTAATCCTGGTGGTGGCACATTAGCATTTAAGAAATCTGGTAGTGCTAAAAGTAGAAGTAGGTCTACATCATCATATAATTCTAATAACCCATTTGCTGGGTATCAGTTCGTTACAGATATGCCAGCCCTTACATCACAGCCAAAGATTAAAGACGTTAGAAGTGGTGGGGCTAAAACTAAAGGCCGCTTGATCTATAAGGCTTGGGCTAAAGATAGCCCTAAGATTTACGATTCTATTCTTAAAGCCATTACTGCAACAGCTGATTATTTTAACGATACAACAGAATTAAAGAAGGTGGCATAGTGGCCAATGTAGTCGTATCCGCACTCGCTACCTGGAATGGTAAGGCGCTTAAAAAAGCCAAGCAAGATGTAAACGTATTTGATAAGCAGTTAAAAAGTTTAGCACGTACCTTAGGTTTTACCTTTAGTGCTACCGCTATTGTTGCGTTTAGTAAAAAGGCAGTTAAAGCATTTGCCGAAGATCAGGCAGCGGCTAAATCATTACAGTTGCAATTAGAAAATACTGGCAACGCATTTAGGGCTACCGAAGTAGAAGATTATATTAAGAATTTAGAAAAAACTTACGCAATACTTACAGATCTACGTGGGCCATTTCAAACATTATTAAACGTTACTGGCTCAGTTGATTTAGCACAAAGATCTTTAGAAGCTGCTTTAGATATAAGTGCTGGTACTGGACAAAGCCTGGCAACTGTAGTAGGTGCAATATCCGCAGGTGTAAGAGGTCAGACTAAAGCATTAAGAGGACTTAATACAGGCATAGACGAAAATATCCTTGCTAGTGGTGACATGAATAAGATTATGGAAGAGCTTGAAAGAAGATTCTCAGGTCAAGCATCCGCCAGGTTAGGTACTTATGCAGGCAAGATGGATATGCTTAAAAAGAGTGCCGATGAAGCTACAAAGGCTATTGGAGAAGGCATAGTAGATGCTCTAGTAATTCTTAGTAAAGATAAATCTATAGAAAACCTTGCAGATAACTTTGAAAACTTAGGCGATAACATAGCGTTTGCTATTAAAGAACTGGCTAAATTAGTTCGTGGATTTAATGATTTAGTAAATAATCCAAGCTTTAAGGCAGGTTTATTAGCCCTTGCGATATTAAGT